CCGCCTTTAGTTGTGCCGTTTTGTGTAATAACATCATTGGAAGCACCGGAAATAAAGGTTTTTCCTGCTGCACTGTCATCAATACCGGTGTAAGCACCACCGACAAATTTGTCTGTGCCGTCTGTTACGATATCCATGTCTGTTGCTGCTGTAACAACTACGAAAGTGAACTGAGCACCTAAGTTACATAATTGATTCGGGTCGCCTTTGTCTGTAGGTTCTGTAACAACAATACTAGGCAGAGTGAATACTCCGTCCGCATCATTACACAATAATATCCTACCAGCATGAGACGCCACTGTGATAGTCGTGTTAGCTGTTAAACTAACAACTGAGCTATAGCCCGCATTTATAAGACCTGCTAAAGACCTTATAGGGCCTGAAAAGGTTGATTTTGCCATAATTTCCTCCGTTGGAAATAAGTCCTACCGTCTTGGCTTGTCTGCTAGGTCAGTCTGTAGGACAAGTTTACCCTAGATACAATAAACATATTACTTGGAAAGAATAGAAAAAGAAAGAAGAAAGTGTGCCGGGTTGAGTAAGAAACCCCCGGCGAGGTTCCATATTAGGTTATGCTCCAGGGCTACCGAATACTGTTCGTGGATCGGACCATCCGAACGAGTATCTTTCTCTAGCCTTATAACGCACATTGCCAGTGTCAAAATCAGCTTCCATAGAAGTTCTGATTGGCGAACGATCAAACATTTTGAATCCGTTCGGACAATCAGTCTTTATGAACCATGCGTCGGTGTCTGTCAGATAATGATTTACTGTATATCCTTCTGGGACCATGCCCATATTCTTAACAGCGTTAATATCATTGTCTGATGTAGCCACACGACCTGGTGTTTCCAACAATCTGTCGGCAGTGAACTGTAGTTCTTTAGGAATAATTAGTTTCATTCCTTGAAGAGCTACTTTCAAACCACGCTCGTCAGTAAAAGCTGCAATGTCAATTAGTGCTTGTTCCAATGAAGTTTCATTCAGATCAGCTGCCGTAGAAAGCTCATTACGCAGATTAGCACCACCCACAGTTGGATGGTCTGTCGCGCAAAGTTCTTTCGTGTCGCCGCCTGGATAACTTGAATTGAAAGCTCTATTTAACACAGAAGCCGACTTGACTTGCTTGGTATTCGCCATACTACGAGCTAGCGCGCGAGTATATCTTGCTGACAGTCTGTCATACAAGTTATCTTCTACTGCTTCCTCGGTAATTGAAAACGCCAATGCAATCGTTTCGTGAGTGTATCTTGATGTAAACGCTTCTTGCGCTTGATCAAAAGCCACTCCTGCTCCTTCTGACTTAACGGGTGCGGTATCGAAACCTGTCAACATTACTTCTTCTTCAAAAGCACGATCACTTGACTCCATATCATAAATTTCTTCATGTTCTTTGTCATATCTATCGTACTCAAGTCCAAATAATGCGTTCAGGCCTGGAAGCAATTCTTTAACCAATTGTGCTCTACTAATTGCCATTTAAATTACTCCTAAGTTCCTGCAACAGGACCTCTATAAGCGTGCTCGTTGATTATTACAACCAAATTTGCATTATTCGCTGTGAGATCACCATTAATGTCATCTTGAACAACCCCAACGATTTTAAGCTGAAGCCCTTGCGTTGTGTTTATTGTGCTAGAGTCGAGTTCGCGTGTCGCAACACCTGTTGTCGTACTACCGCCAATACCGTCAGTATCAGCATTTCTGCCTATACATGTGACGGCTGAAGCACCATCCGCTTGAACAACAAACATTTGATTTGGGTCGTCATAGATATATGCTTCTATGGCTCCACTTCCAAGTGCCGTTGTATCAGCTGGATAGTAATTCTTAAAGGTAGGCGTTCCGTCAGAAGCAACATAGTAACAGTGTGAAAACACACCAACAATATTGGCAGAACTAGCTGCCGCTCTTTCAATATAACCACCGTTAAATATGGTAATGTCACCTTGAAAGATGCTTGTGTCATATCCAGAGGGATTAATACTGTACTTGTTTGCTTCTTGAACAGCGGAACCGACATTAAGACCTTTATAAGGTCTTAAACCAAAGGCTTTGTCTACATTTGCCATTTAAACTTTCCTCTATTTCAAGAATTAATATTAAGAACCCCTAGTTCGATGAACTCTGAGTTCCGCCAATTGTTACGCGAGATTGTCTATTAGGTCTATTAATAGACATGCTGGAGTGAGTTCCGTCTTTCATCAAATCGTTGTCTACAGCATCCATTTGCCCTTGTTCCTTTGCAGTGAAAAAGGCGCTTCTTTCCTGTACAGTTTCGATTGGAATTCGACATAAAATCAATCCTCCAACTCCGATTACTCCTTGAAATTTTCCTTCATCCAATACGGGTGAATCAAAATCAGGATATTCGTCTGCTCTCACAGGCTCCCATCCTTCTCGAAGTCTAGCCATGACGTTCTTTTGATCGTCATTGCCTCTAACTTCCATTCTTACCCAACGGTGAACGTATCCTTCAGGAGGTTTCGGTGCATCCAAAGCGGATGGTGGGGCCCAAGGTTTTCTCGCTGCTTTTTTCTCACGAGTCTGGGCTTCGCGTGGTTCGCGACTTTCGTCGACTTTATTATTTTTTTGCATTGTTGTCTCCACGTTATTCAACATATTTCGCGTATTCATCTAAAGGCACACCCAATTTCTTAGCTATTGCTACCTGTGAAGGTGTGAGTCTCACGGTTTTGCGTCCAATCTTAGCGCTGCGTTTTGCAGGAGCTACTGCTTGAACGGGTCGGTTTGTTTGATTTGCTGCCGCATCAAAACGATGTGGAAACTCATCTCGAATCCGTTTATCTATCTCACTATAGTACTCATTGCTTGCTGCGTCAAACCCTTCGTTGAGAAGATCTTGGTGAATTACAAAAGAAGTCATGGTCATGGCTCTGTCTTCGCCGAACCAAGAATTGTCTTCTGCCCAAGATTCTGCTTTAGGATCAGGAGGCGCAGGACGAGCTTGCTGTTCTTGTGGATAGTCTTGTGAAAACTGTTGTGGTGCAACCACTTGTTGTTGTTGAACTGCTCTGCTTTGATTGAGTGCCTGTACGCGTTGGGCCTCTACTGCAAGAGCAGCTAGTTTTTGTTGTGCTTCAACTTGTTTATCTGTGTTTTGTTCTTCATTTGCTCGGTGTAGTAAGTTTTTTGTGGCTTCGGTTTCAGCTGTGATTCGATTAGCCTCTGAAACAATATAGTTGCCGTCTATGTTGTGCTTTTGTTGTTTTAATGTTGAGTTTTCTTTATATACGTTTTGCGCATATTGTGTTGCTGCTTTTTCTCTTCGTTCTGCTTCGCGCAGTTTTCCTGTTAGTTTGTCAATTCGTTTTTTTACGTTCTTGCTATATTCTTCATGCTCGTCTTTTTCTTCTACGGCCTCTACTGTTTCTTCTGGTTTGTTCTCCAAAATTGGTTTTGAAGGAGTTACGGCCTCAAAAGAAGGAACGGCGTCTTCTGAAAGTTCTACGTCTACTTCGGGGCCTGTATCATCAATTGGTACAAGCTCTTCAGCTGCATTTAAGTTTAGTTTATGTTTTGGCATGGGTCTTTCCTCATGTTAAAGTTGATGCAGAATTGCTTCTGGGTCTGCTACTCTTGCAATGATTTCATCATCGTTGAGTATTTTTATTTCACCGCCCTCAATTTGAAAACGAGAACCGGCGTATCGTCCAAACAATACCCAATCCCCTTCTTCGCACCAAGGTCCAGTAGAAAATCTTTCTCCGTTATAGGCCAAAGGACCTATTTTTAGGACATAGCCTAGAACGGTGTTTATTTGCTGTCTTCCAAGTGTTTCGTCTGTTAGCTCAATTCCTCCTTTTGTGGTTCTTTTACCTCTGTAAGGAAGAACCATTATTCGCCACCCTGTTGGTTCAGGAAGCTGCTCCAATAATGTGTTTTCTATTTTTTCGGGGTTTAGAGTTGTGCCTTCATCATAGGCTTTTTCCAAAGGAGTTTTGTTTTCCTCTTCTTCTGCCCACTTTTTTTCTAACGCTGTATTAGTCATTTTCTATGTCCTGATTTTTTAGAATGGTTCTAATTTCTTCGCGAATGAAGTTGAGCGCTTCGATGTGACCAACAAGGTTTCGATAATGAGACCAATCTTTTACTTCGCCATTGGACAACATTTCTTGTATTTGCTGTTCTTTTCTTCCTATTGCGCGCGTTACAGCCGTCGCGAAATCTAAAATGTCTATATTTTTCTCCTCAACCTCTCATATACAGGGTTGCGTATTCCATAGCCACCT